TAAAACAATTGTAGGTTTAATAATATTGTCAAAATAATATTTAATAGCTCCATCAATATCTTCTAAACCAACATTTACATCCTTTATTTTATCGTTTTTACGTGATGTTTCAAAAGCACGATTATGAGTAAATAAAGTATCCTGAGGCGGTTTACCTTGGCTTTTTAAATAAGCGGGTGGTAAAGCCTCTTGAGTAATTTGAGACTGATTTTTTGGTATTGGTTTACGAATATGAGTCATTATTTCATACTTTTTTGCAACTCAATCATTCCATCTAATGCTAAAATTAATTCGTTTAATTTATTAATAGTAGTAGATATGTTTTTAGCTGTAGCTGCAATATCAGGATTAGTTGATTGTTTAAACGGTCTAAATTGATCTCTTACTTTATAAAGATCAATACGAATTTGTTTAAACTTAGGTAAATAAGTTACAGAGCTAGTAACTCTTCCTGTTTCTGGATCTACCTCTGGTTCGCTTAATTTAAATCCTTTTTTAATAATGTCGTCGTTATTGTCTAACTCTTTTAAAATGTCTAGTAATTTCATTGCTGTTAATATTAATATGATCCTACTTTTACAATTGTATTATAACGAGGTATAAACTGCAATAAACCAGGAACACGATTCTTAGTTACCGCACTAATACCTATATCTTTAATTGATGTTTTAGCATCACCTCTACCAATATATTTTATTTTTAATAAAGAATATTCGTAGTTGTTAGTTGCTTTAGCATCTAAAAAATCACTTTGTTCAATAGTTACCACAACTACACCCTCTAATGCTCTAATTTCATTATAAACCTCAACTTTATTTTGTTCAGCATCGGTTTTAATTAAAACATCACATCTAAAAATTGTGATACCTTCTTTTAATAATATTTTACCTAATAGTCCCATTATGTACTATATTTTAATATATTAAGTTTACTTGTTCTTACTAAGTAAGCAGATAGTACATACAATACAATAAATCCTGGTGTGTTTGTTGCATTACCTAGTGTTGATGATGAAGTTCCAGTGCCTGGAATTGTTACAAATTGTCTATCTATGCTGCTTATTTCATAGTATTTACTTTGATCTGTAACAATATCACCTACTTCAGGAGTAAAGTTATATGTTGTTTCAAACTCAGTTTTACTTACAGTTACAGTTAATGTTTGATTTACATCAACACCAAATTCAGTATCTGTATTTGTTATAACTCCTCTTTCAATTAAACATTTTACTTCAATTGGAGGATAATACCATTTTTCTAATGACTCTCCATATAAGTTTGGCTTAGTATTATACAAATCAATTTTAAAATAACCAACTTTTTGGTTAGAATAACTGATTTGTTGATCTAAGTTACCAATAATTCCGCCACCGCCGCCTGTTGGGCCACCAGAACCAGAAGGTGGATTACCAGATCCTGTTGGAGGAGGTGGTGGTGGTGGAGGGGGAGGAGGAGGAGGTGGCGAGCCCGTTGGATACGGATTTATGCTCGTTCCTATTGGTGGATATACTTGTATTCCTCCTGGCATTAGAATATATAAATTGGTAAAGGAATTTGTTGTAATGTATCACGTTGGAAAGTAGCCTCTTGTTGCTTTCTTTCTAACTGACCTCTACGAGAGGTTTCATTCAACATTTCCTTTAATTCAGTTAATAGATTTTCTTTTTCAGTTCTAGCATCCGTAATTAATTCAGATCCTTGAAGTGGTCCTACACCTTGAATATTTAAATTAGCAAATTGAATACGGATGTGGGCTTCAATTTCACGGCATAATGCTAATGTGTATTTAAAGATCCAAGTTCTACCTACAGTGTTAATTCTAGAATATAATGGATTTCTAAATGGAGCATTCATTACATCCGTTACAATATTATTTCTAGGATCTTTTACAGCACTAAATTTATCGCTTATTTTTACATAATCAATAAATAAATTTTTATTTACATTAGGAATAGGAAATATTCTTAACTTATTATTTACTAAATTAAATGAATAAGCAGCTCTCCTTATTTGATCGTTTAATTCAATTGCTTGAATTCTTTGAACATCAAAATAAATTGGCATTAATAAGAAGTTAATACCAGGAGAAAATTGACCAAATCCAAATGTTTCAAGTAAGGATTGAATACCAGTACCTGTACCAGCATATGGATCAAAATATCTTACAATTGCAGGTGGTTCTTCATAATAAACTCTTCTAACCTCAATTCTATCACCTGGTTCTAATGATGCTGAGGCTGAAGCCCAAGCATTTAAATCATAATCTTGTACACCTGCTATCATTGGAATAGCACCACTAATTACATTATAATGTCCTCCTACTCCTGCCTCTGAGGCGTAATCCTCAGCAATTGTAGTTGTAAGAGTAGCTAAGTTATTGCTAATTAATCTATTGTTTAATGCAGGTTCATTACTATCCTGAACATATACTGTTGGAATAGATCCTGTACCAAATGGAGCTCCACCACCTGCAATTTGAGGTGATGTTACAAAGGTATAAACAAAAGAACCAGTAGTAGTAATTACATAAGGATTGCCTGATGTGCCTGATCCTGATGTTAAACCACCCATTTTATTGAATTGGTTATAAACATATACACTTAAATCAATAGTTGCATTTAAAGACTGATCATAAAAGTCATTAGCAAATGTTAATGATTTAATTTGTTTTTGATCTAATGCTATAAAATTAGATAATGAGGCTGATATAGCATAAATTTCACCATCAACAATTGATTGTGAATATGCTTGATCATATCCAATATCTTCCCAGGTTGCTAAACGAGGGCCTGACCAAGTAATTGGTGAGTTAACATCAATACTATTAACAAATGTAATAGCACTATTATTAAATGGTAATGAATCAGAACCTTCAATATTAATATAATTATCTCTAATTTTAAATTGATAAACCATGTTACCGTAAGTGGTAACTGCTTCTTCAAATGCAGCGTAAACTGTTAAATCAGAAATGTTTTTATAAGTAGTATTTAACACGTATAAATATAGCTATTTTCCATATTCGTATTCAAGTATCTTTCCGACTAGATCCGATCTGTGGTTTTCTTTCAATTTAATCCACTTGATCTCCTCGATTTTTTTAGATAATTCGATTGCGTAAGAGAGCCCGTTTATTTCGCCTGTTTTTGAGTTTATATCGGTTTGTTCGTTGTCACCGTTGATAACAATTTTACCAGTTTTGCCCAATCGTGTTAATATAGCTAGCATCTCACCTTTGGTAAGATTTTGTGCTTCCTCAACAATTAGTATATCATCGATAGTTTTACCCCTGATGAATTGAACTGGTAATGCTTTAACCTTACCATCCTCAATTAATCCAGGCACTTCGTTTTTATTGGTGCAGCATTTATTAAGATTTTCGATAAGTGCCTCCATATGCACGTGTATTGTAAATACAGCTGATTTGTTTTTTCTTAAGAAAATCTAATGCGGCTTGAGCACATACTAATGATTTACCTGATCCTGCTCTACCTGTTACAATTACAACTTGGTTTTCTACTATTAACCTTTTTGCTTCTTTTTGTTCATCATTTAACTGAACGGCATTAATGAGCTTAATGTCGTTTTTTCTCTCACGGTTTGGTTCCTTCATGCAACAACATTTGATATAAATATAAATAAAAAACCCGAGCTTATTGCTCGGGCCTTTTAGTTTATTTTTTAATAAACTTAGAAACTAAATTTTTGATGTGCGGTCCTACCACAACACCAACTGCTACACCTAACAAAAAATGCCAGTGTAATACAAATGCTAAATTTTCCATGTTTTAAATGGGGTTTTGGTTAAAAAATACAAAACGCGCATTTGTTGGTACCGGGTATACATATAACAAAAGGGCCCAAGCTTGCGCTTGAGCCCTAATTGTTTCATAGCCTTACGGGGCTAATTATGTTATACTAGATTAAAGAGTATTTAAACCAGCAACATATACTTTACCGTAGTAGTCAGGACGGATCATCTTCTTAGCGTAACGAGTCATCAAACCTTTACGTGGAGTGAAGGTATTTGGATCGTAAAGAAGTGGAGTCATGATTAACGGAACATATGGAGCAAATACAGCACCACACTCAAGGAACTGAGCACCTTTGTAACCCATTAAGATTACGTTCTCAGTCATATAAGGGTTTTTGTAAACCTTATAACGGCTGTTTAAAGAACCAACCTTCTGGATACCAAAGTTAAATTCAGCCTTTTCGCCATCACCATCAGAAGCAAATCCTGGGATTGATTCTAAGATAGTAGCGATAGTTGGAGAAGTTACTAAGAAATTAGCACCACCACGCAATGTTAACTGATGGATAGTGTTAGATACTTTTTGTAACTTAGTTCCTAAAGTTTGGAACCAACCACCTTGTGTGTTATAGAAACCTAAATCAGATACAGCTACACCTGCAGAAGTTACTGATTGGGTATTGAGATAAGATACCAGTTAATTCAGCTTCAGCATCTACGCTATGGTAAGCGTTAAGATCTTGAGCGAATTCTGGAGTCCATTGTGCTTTCAACTTACGAGTTTTAGCAACAATTGCTTCAGATTTCAACTGAACGTTGATTTCTGGGATAGCGATTGCAGTAGCGCTTTGAGCGTTAGGATAACCACCATCACCACCGTTACCAGCACCACCAGAAACTGATTGGTCTTCGAAATCACCACGAGCAGCTGGAGTAGGTTGTACATCATAATACAATACTACGTTACCTGCACTAGCACCAGTTACGTTAGTAACTAAAGAACCAGTTACGATGAAAGAAGCTGTGTTGTTACTTACAGCTGTGAAAGCTTGTAAGATATCAGTTGCAGCGATTGAACCAGAAGTGAATACGAATGCGCGAACACCGTTTTGGTCAGCAGCAGCTGGAAGTGGAACTAAGATCTTCTTGTATTGAGTTACAGAAGCAGAATAGTTAGCATCCAAGTTGAAATCAGACCAAGCGATAGATGTAGTTACAGCAGCGATAGAAGCTGAGAACTGGTTGATAGAGTAACCGAACTTACCAGCACCGTAAAGTGACTGAGAAGCGATATCAGTTACGTTTGTAGTTGCGTTAGCACCATACAAAGAACCACCAGCAGAAAATGGTTTTACACCAGTACCATATTTGAAATCCAAATAGAATACAAGTCCTGAAGGTAAGTTCATCGGCTGTACAGAAACGAATTCTTTAGCAGCGATTTCACCGAATACACGGCGAACTAATGGTAAAGCTACTCCAGCCCAGTTTTCTGAATTGTAACCACCACCTGTCATGCTATTAGTACCACCAGTAGCAGAAGTTTCAGTGATTAATTGTTTAGCTTGATTCTCAAGGAGAATAGCCATTGTGTTTTTGTCGGTAGTGGATTTGATACCTTCTAAGAGGCCTGATTTTTCCCACTTTCCTGACAAACGTTTTGCATCTTCCATTACAACTTTGTATTGGTTAGATGACTCTAATAATTGTTGTACGTTCATTGTCAAATGAATTTAAAATTAATAATTAAAATTTAGTAATACCAGCAAGCATTTGCCATCTTGACATTGTAGCATCTACCTCAACGATAGGCTTTTTAGGGGCAACACCAGCGGCTTTAGAGGCAAATCCTAATGATTCTTTAACGATGCTCTTTTTAGATTTTTCAATAGCATTGTTCATAGATTCAAAAATAGTTTTTGCTTCAGTAGCAGTAGTTGCTTTATCAAATTGAGCAATTACTTTTAATTTTTGTGATTCATTCAAATTTTTAGCTTTGAAGATTTTGTTAACATAAAGCAACTTAGCATTAAGTAAGTTAACTTCGTTTAACTCGTTACGAAGAGTCTCGATTGTCTCAAGAGCTTCTTTCATTTCGTCTTTTTCATCTTCTTTTTTCTTGTCTTTTTTCTTAGCTTCGTCGAGATCTTTCTCGTCTTTAACTTCGTCTAAAGAATCAAGTTCAGCCAATAATTCTTCTAAATCGATTTCGTCTAATTCATCATCAGAGGAATAATCTTCAGCCATTTCTTCCTCACCGCTTAAATCTACGCTAACGTCTTCAGCACCTTCTTCGCCACCCATATCCATGCTCATGTCAGCGGCCATTTCTTCGCCACCGCCCATTTCTGCAGAAATGATGTCTTTGATGATGTCTTTCAATTCGTCAACTGTTAAATCAGTGATTTTGTCTTCGCTTTCAGTTTCTTCTTCTTCAGCTTCTTCAGACTCTTCTTCTTCCTCTTCTTCAGCTTCTTCAGCCTCGTCGAGGTCTTCTTTTTTCTTAGCTTCATCCATTTCTTCTTTATCTTTTTTCTTTGCTTCATCAAGCTCTTCTTCTTTTTCTTCGCTTAATTCGGCTAAGATTTCAGATAAATCGAAATCTTCACTAAGTTCATCGTCGCCTTCTTCTAGAGCGAATCCTTTTGCTCTTTCAGCATCTTGACCAAGATCACCAGTTACGTCAGGCATAAATCCTTCTTCAACTTCGTCTTTGTCTTTTGCTTCGTCTAAATCTTCAGATTCTATTTCTTGTAATTTTGCAGCAAGCATAGATTGAATTTTTGGAGCTAAGGCTTCCTCAAGAGCGGCTTTTGCGTTTGCTAACGCTGCTTCGCGAACGGCTTTGGCGTCGGCGATAGAGGTTGCATAGAGATGGGCAACCTATTACAGGATGCCCATAAATATATGCAGATATAATAAAACGCAAAGGAACTTAACAGAGAGGACAAACTCCTGTTGCATTACAGATAATCTCTGTAATTAAACCATTTACTTTACTATAATCTTTAATAGAGGCAAATTGCTTTGACTCAGCAAGTTTCATATATGCATGTGGAGTGGAAGGAACACTAACAAGGTCCCAGCAGAGCAACTCGAAGTCATCTTGTACCTCAACTGTTTCACCTAATTGCTTAACAGAACCCATACCACGTGATGAAATACCAAGTGGAATACCTGATAATACAAGTGCTTTGGCAATGTTACCGCTTGGAGTTGGTAATAATTGTAATTTACCCATTAAGTCATTACCTTTCCACCATACCTCTGTAATAACATGAGAGGTATTGGCTAAATTTACAACAGATGCTTCAGGGTGGTCAAGCTCTCCTAAAGAAGTGCGGGTTTTAATTGGGCCATCTGCGTATTTTTTAACTTCTCTTTCAAGAATTTCGCGAGGATATACACGGCCATTACCATTCTTTTGCTCAGCCTCTTGTAATTTACCAACAAGGGTAACAAGAGATTTACCTTCACCTAATTGCTTATTTTCAGCAATAGTAAGTTTTGCGCTTTGAAATGGAGTATGATCTACTAATAGATTTTTCATATATTATTTTTGTTGAGCTGCAATTTCATCAGCTAAATTATCACGTCCATCAAATGTTTCGTCCATAGACATAGCTATATTGTCTATTTCTTGTTCATCACTTTGCATTTCATTTACCGCCTCACGAATCATTTCCTCAAGTTGTGATTTAAATTTTTCAAATGAAGCACCTAAATCAGTTGAACCTGTTTTAGCTTTAGGTGTTAATAGATACATAAACATGTCGCCAGTATTTGTATCATAATCTAAATCTTCCTCTACATTAAATTGCAACTTTAATTTTGCAATAGCTTCATCTGGTAATTCTTCCCAATATCCGTATCTTAAGATAGCTTCATTTGGGTTACTTGATTGTTGAAATTCAATATCATCAGATATAATTTTCAACATAGGATTTGAATCAACATATGCCATAGCTTGTTTTACAACAGTATTTGGCTCGCCATCTATGTTTAATCTAGCTTCCTTTAGCTTTTTTTTTGAAACGGGTTTCATTTGGTTTTCTTTATCAACCAATTCAACTGTTTCTTTTTTCTTAGCTTTCTTTTCTGCTGGTGCTTTAGCTTTAGGAGCTGAAGGTGATTCAATTCCTGAAAGTTTAAGTGCAGTATAATAGAATGGATTTTCAGCTAAATGATCTAAAGCAATTTTCTTTGCTTTATCTAAATCATCAGTATAAGCTTAGTTAATTCTTTTCCTGTTTTAGGATCTTTAACAGTTACCTCAATTTTACCTGATGGTGTTGTAGCGCCAGTAGACATATTAACAATCTCTAAACCAGATCCACCTAACACATCACCCTTTTTTAATTGGCTAACGCGAATATATCCTTTTTCACCAGCAACTGGGTATTTTGTTTCTTCAACTTCGCTAATTCCACCTTCAAAATCATCAAATTTAGTATATTTGCCTGATTCTTCTTCTTCACCTTTGCTAATCATAGATTGAGTTTCAAGCTCACTATCAAGAGCATCTATAAAGTCAGGAACCCAATCTTCAAAATATCCGTAAGCAGATAATAAGTTAGATACAGCGGTTTTGTTCATACCACCAGCTAACATTTCTTGTCCTGCAAAGTTTAAAGCAGCATTTTGAAATTCTTTAAAATTAGGTCTTAATGCGATTAATTTATCAGCATATTTGTTAGCAACTAACTCAGCTACTCCTTCTGGACTTCTGAGGTTTGGATTTTCAGCTTCAGCAAGTACTTCAACATCACTTATTTTTGCTTTAGCAGCACCTAATTTATATTTAATATCTGCTGCTTTTAATCCAGCCCATTTAGGCTTAATATTAAAAGAACCATCAGGAAAAATAGCAATAACTTCATGCGTTCTTCCCTCATGTGGTCCTTTATTAGGAATAACGATATCACCTACTTTTACTTCTGGGTTACTAACTTCCATTTCTTTACCTTCCCAAAATTCTCCATCATCATAATCACTAAAAGTATCATAATCTGCTGGGTATTCATCATCAGCATAGTCATAATTATCAGCATAAGCTTTATTGCCAACAGCCTCTTCAGGATATTTAGTAGCTAAAGCATCTTCACCCATACCATGTTTAGCAGCTACAATAGAAATAGCTTCGGCATATGATTTACCGTTTTCCATTTCTGATTCAAGCTCATCTAATAAGTTATTTTCACCTAAAGCAGCTTCAGTTAAAATGCTTTTACTTTTTAAAATTCTAACAGCATCATTAAATGAAGTTACATTAGTAACGTGTTGAGGCATACTCATACGTAAATTACGCATGAAGTTTGCTTGTGACATTCTGCCTTCTTTTAAATCACGATATTGGTTAGCTATACTTTTCATGTTTATTTTAATTTAGCGGCCTTGGCCTCTGTATTTTGATACTTTTTTATCTTTAGGTCCACGTGACTTTTTTGCTTTACCACCTTTACGTTTACCAAAGGTTATTTTACGAGCTTCTTTAGCGCCACCTTTTGCTTTTGCCATTTTACCTTTTTACTTTAATTAGTTATAAAATACTACGGCACCAGCTGAGATAGATGCACTAGTTACAGTTAAAGGTACATTAGCACCTGCAGGGAAAACTAAAGTAGAAGAAGCAGCAGCTAAAGTACTACCATATCCATCTTTTAAACCTGTAAAGGTAGCAGCTTGAGCAACAGTAAATCCATAAAATGAACCTGTTACTGAACCTGATCCACTTACAACAGTTGCACTAAAATTTGAAGGAACGTTTGCCATTATTGATTGAGATTTTTAATTTTATTATTTAGTTGATTTACCATTTCTGAGATAGTAGCAACATTCTTTTGTGTTGCTTTCCAGTAATTAATTCCTCCATCCTCACTTAATTCTTGTTTCATGCGTGAAGTGTATTCAACAATACGATCGATTTCTTGTAATTTTTTCTTTACCTCACGAATTGCTTTATGTAATTGTTCAGATTTAGTTCTGAATTTAACTTCAGATTTAAATTTGTGGTAAGTTACTTCATTAAGTAACTCTTCTTTAATAATATCTTGTAATTTTTTCACTTCAAATATTTTTTTATAATCTACAACTTTAGATGTTTTTGGTTTTTTTGCTAATTTCCAACCTGATTCCTCGGCATTTTTAACAGCAGCGTTTGATTTTTGACCAGGTTTAGCAAAAGCATAGGGAGTTGAATAAGGACCAGCAGCACCAGAACCAGACATTTCTTCTAGTTCTTTACGTACTAATTCTTCTATGTATTTTTTTAAATCCATATCTTTATTTTCTGTTATACCTGCTATATGTCTACCACCATATTGTTGTTTTAGGTAGTTAACCATTTTAGCATTCATATTAAAATCAGACTCTAATGGTTTAGTATCTGATTCGCCTTCTATTGATTTAGCCATTGCTTGCATAAATCCATTTTCCACAGTATTATCAACAATGGCACTCATCTTATCATCTACATCTAACTTATCTAACCAAGTATTTGTTTTCTTGGCATCTGGTTTTGAAATTGCTGCTTTGATAAAATCAAAGGTTGTTTTAGCAGCTTCAGCTCCAGGTATAAGTCCCATAACCGCTCCTAACGCTACATTTCCTATTTTCTCACCTTTTTGTTTTAACGATATAGCTTTAATAACTTTTTTTAAATCACCATATGTGTTTAATTCAGCCATTATTACTTATATCCTAACTTAGTTAATATTTTTTCTACCTCAGCACGTACAGCACCTTTAGATATTTTACCTGGTTGGAATCCTAGTGTTTTAAACCAGTTTTCAAATGCACCAGGAAATTCTTGAATACTATTGATTGCTTTAGCTTTTGAAGTTACAGTTGATGCAGATGTTTGAGCTTTACCTAAAGCTTTTACATCAGCAGGTGCATTTACGGGTGCAGGAGCACTTGTAGCATCTTCATTTAAACCAGCTAATTGTTGCAATCTATTCATTACTTTACAGATTTTAATTCGTCAATCAATTGATAATACTGTAAAAGAGAAACAATATTTTCATCCTTTACACTTTGTGTTTTATCTAAAGGCTGTAATAAATTAACTACCTCAGCTAATTTAATTTGAGTGGTTTTATCAGCTACTGTAGGGATTAATGTATTAATTTCCTCAGTAATAGCTTTAAAGTTATTATTAACAAATTCACGTAATTTAGTTGTATTAGTGATGTTGTTAATGAATTCTTTTAATGTAAGTTTTTGACGATCAGATAAAGTAGCATATTTACTATTAAACTTCTCTAACAACATGCGATAAGCAAGTATACGAGATCCTTTATCCATATTAGCAAACTCTTCCATTACACGGTCTTTAACACCTTCTTTATTTACCTCTTTACGAGTGATGTGCTCTAATAATGTAATTTTATTATCGATGATTTGTTGTGGTTCAGTAAATTCAAGTGAATTGTGAGCCTCAATCAAATTAAAGGCAGCAGCGTACTGCTTGTAGTTGTTGATTTTTGCTTTAAAAAATTCTTCTAAATCATAATGCTCACGAATATCTTTAATTAAGTTATATTTTTCCTTACGTAAAGCAGTTTTGTTTAAACGCAAAGAAGCCTCAAGCGTTGCGTTGATAAACGTTTCGGCTTTAGCTTCACTTAATGATTTAGGTTGAATTAACGCTTGGTATAACTTATATTCTTTCTCGAATAGGATACCAGTATTTTTAAATTTGCTATGCTTAATTTTCATAATTAATAGTATGCACTATCTATAAATATGTATTTACTGTATATCCTTGATGTTTTTCTCGTCTAATAATGACGGTTCTTGATCAGGTCCTACCACAAGCTCTTTGCGAGCTATATTAAATCCTTCAAATAACTTTTTATTACGTTGATACTCAAACATTGCCTTAGGAGTGCCACTACCTTCCTCAGGTTGATTAGCGGTATATAGTGTACCATTTTCACCAGCACCTAATCTATCTTTACCTAATGGATCTTTTTGTGTATTAATGATAGAGGATCTTTCTTTAGGACGACCTACATCACGTTTTTCATCATATCCTGGAGGAACTGCGCCATCTTTATCCATTCCTGTTCTACCTTTGCCATACAATGAAGCTAAATCGTGTGGAGTACCGTATGATTTACCAGTTTTAGCTGGGTCGTTACCTTCATTTTCGATTTGGGCTAAACGGAACACACGTTTTTTATCCTCAAGTACTAAATCACGATATTCATCGTATTGATCTTCGCTAAATTGGAATACATTGTGGTAAATCCAATCTGAAGGCATTAAGTTAGTGTCCTGGATTGATTTGGCTAAATCAACTTTTTCCTTCCATAACGCTACTTTCTCTTGTTCGTAAACAATAGATGGAGTAGTTAATGATAATTCAAAGTTAGTTAATGCCTCACCATCATATCCTTGAGTATATAAATGTACTAATGCAATTTTATATAATTCAGATAAAGCAATACGTTGAATACGCTCAACTGTGCGAGCGAAGCGAATATCTTCAGCAGCTAATGTAGCTTTACCTTGTAAATCTTTTTCAAATCCAAAGAACGCTTTAGGTACCTTAAGGGCAGCTAACATCTCATCACGTAGGAATACTACGTCTTCAATAGCGTTATACTCAAGACCCTTAATAGTATCAATCTTAGTTGCTGAATCATTGCCACGAGTTGGAAGATAAAAATCCTCCATCATGTTCATTAAGTTATAACGTAAATTATATTCACCAGTATTTTGATCAATGTAAGGTGTTTTCTTCATTTTCTGCATCACCTTCTGCATGTATGCATCTACCTCATGTGGAGGAATGTTACCAACGTTTACACTGAATACACGTTTTTCTGGGGCACGTGTGATACGATGCAATAACATTGCATCTTTCATCAAAACATATTGCTTATAAGTTTTACGAGCAGGCTCAATATACGATCTACCATAAGGTAAATAGTTAGCATCAGTTAATAGTCTAAAGTGAGCTATTTCGTAGTTTTCAAATTTAATCTTACCATCTCTATCTTTAACACGTGATACAATACCGCCAGCAGCGATTACCATTGGATCAATACGGAAACACACATAAGATGGATTTTGAGGATCCATACCCTCTTCACGAACCATGTCGTACACTGATAATGGTGTTACATTGTATACACCAAATTTCTCAGCAATTTCCATATGCAAATACCAATCACCGTATTTACACATATTTCTAATCCACATCCATAAGTTAAATTCAATGTTTAAAACATCATAAAATAAATTATAAAGGATGCGTTGAATATTCTCGTCAGCACTTCTAATTTGTAATACCTCTGCCGATTCATTTTTTAAAGTAGATTCATCAGCGATAATATCAAGTGCTGATGATATAATTGATTCTGTATCCATTGCCTCATAATCAGTATACAACTGAATACGAAGTGTTTGGTAATTCATCGTTGGGTTATATGGCATATTAGCGCCATAACGATGAAGTTTAGTGAATCTATCTATGAGGGCGTTTGTTTTTACGTTACCATAGGCTTGCATATTGTCTACGTCTACTACCTTTAATTGATTACCACCCACATTGCGGATGATAACATCGGTTGAGAATAGACGCGTTAGCCTAGTAAACAAACCTGGTTTTTGATCTGCCATTATCTTGTTTTAATTATACCAATAAATATTTATTACCCTAATATCCATGACACATCTTCAAACCCACCACGCCCGTCGTTCATCATATAAGGGTTTCGAACACCACTAGGTAAGGTAGGAGCGTTACTATGTCCTGTTTTAGTTATGTTAGATATCATTGCTCTATTTAAATCCATTCCTTGTTCATAGAAACGCATTGCTGTGTCTCTAGTAAACAACCCAATACCTAATGCCATTACTAAATCATCATTATATCCCACTTGCGCTTGTGCTTTACCGTTTTGCCAAATAAACACACGTAATTCTTCTAATAAACGCTTAGAGTGAAATACAAAGGCCTTCTCTCGAATGTACGACTCCATTTTTGAGATAACAAGAGGTCTTGTTTTAGTTGATGTAGTAAAACCAGGAACTGTTTGATCAGATTCCATTTTAGCCATCCATTTATCCATTTGCATTTCACCATATGCACGAGGTGAATAATATAATTTGGGATATTGTTTTTCAATTATAGTATTAACTACATCCCAACCCACGTTTGCGTTTTCAACCACAAGTAAAGCATTATTGTACTCAGTAGCAACAGAAACAAGCATATTGCCAAAGGTTCTAGTGTCGATTTGCGATTTATATTCAGCCACTTGTTCGCACGTTGTAACATCAATAACGTGAAACGCAGAGTAGTCTGAACCATCACCGCGAGCAACGTCAGCACTAACAACATAAGACTTAGTATAGTCAGGATACTGAAATATCCAAAAGTCGCCACCCATAAAGCGGCGTTCGATAGGTTCCTGGATGTACGTTTGTTCATAAAATGATAATAAGTCGGGTTCAACAACTGAATTACCTGATCCTAAAAAGTCACAATCATATTCTTGAGCAAATTCACGTGGTGACATATTTGCTCTTTCGGTTTGTTCCCACTGCTCGTTTCTATCAGGATGTAAATTCCAAGGTAATCGAATTGCTTTAAAATCGTTTTTGCCAATTTCAGCTTCAGTATATGTTTTATGAAACCAATTACCAATACCATTTGGAGAGGATAATGCAATAATTCCACCTCCCGTTGCAATGGTTGGTTTAATACTTGTATAAATTTTATCAATACCCTCAATAAAGGCAGCCTCATCTACTAACAATAATGATACTGAGTAAGATCGACCTGCATCTGAGGCAGCTGATGTAGCTACTATTCTAGAGTTATTAGCTAGCTGGAACGATAATTTATTATTAGCTAAAGGTTTTTGGTTACCTTTTAACCAAGCAGGTAAGTTATCAAACATAAACTGTACCTTTTCAACCATTCCACGAGCAGTTTCTTGTTTAGTGGCTATACACAATACAGTTTTATCTTTTTGAAACAACATTGTCCATAAAGAGAAGCCAGCTACTAAAGTAGAGATACCTAACTGACGTGACTTGTTAATAATACAAAAACGATTGTTTCTAAAATCACTTAACACATCTTCCTGAAAAGGGTATAAATGGAATAATATTCTTCCTTTAAGCGGATGTTGGATATAACAATATTTTCTAAAGAAATGCACAGGATCTGTAGCGCACTTAATGTACTCAGCCTTGATTATTTCTTTAATTTGGGCTTGTTGACTCATATATATAAATATACAAAAAAGCCCGTCCTTAACGGACGGGCTAGTCATGGGTATGCAAGGGGAAATTATTTAACTAATAAACCAACCATTACACCAGCGGCAACACCTACACCAGCGCCTTTGAATTTATTCCAAAAGGCTTTATTTTTAGCGGTTTTTAAATCTTTTTTAAGTAAATCACTTACTTGTTGTGATAATTCAAATTGTTTTGTTCTAAAAGCAATTGCTGAATCGGCTTGTGATAATGCTGCTTTAGAAAACATAAGTGAACTTTCTAATGATTTTACTTGAACACCTAATGTATTGCTTAAATTTTCAGCGGTAGCTAATTCACCTACTAAATGATCTTTTTCAACTAATTCAACTATAATTTCGTTACCTACATTTTTGTCAATTTCTAAACCAATGTCTGATTTAGTTACATTAACATAGCGATTAATGAAGAAGGTATCAATTACATCTTTAGGTAAGTTGCGAAGAGCAGCTAATGCTTCTTCTTTTGCTTTACGTTCTTTAGCGGCTTTAGCTTTAAAAGCATCAGCCTCATCTCCAGCTTGTTCAGCTAATAGCTCATAAGCGATAGATGAATCTCTAAAACGCTCTTTTTCGTTAAATGCTTCTTCAAATTGATCTTGTACAACAGCAATTTCTGTCTCTAATGCTTTAATTTCTTTTTTATGATAATTGTTAGTAAAGTTACCATAGATAAAAAATCCTAAAAGCAACAATAAAGCTAACCATACTGTTTTCCTATTTTCTCTAGCAAATTCTTTAACTTGACTCATATTTTATTATTTATTTTTTTTCTGTAATTCCTTACTTAAATCACTAATAGGAACTGGTGTCCCTACAGGGTAAGGGAAACCTTCTTTAGCTGCAGTTATGGATTTCATTCCTGATTCAACTGGAATAGCTTTGCGTAATGGTACTGCTGCCTCATTAAGTGGGCCATATACTTTTGCTAATACAATACCAGTAGATGTTGTATCAAATATAACACCAGGCATTGCAAACATATTACTTTCGCTTGTGTTAGCGGAATCAAGATTGATAATAAAGGCACGATTAATAGGTGGTAATAATTCCCACTCATTAGTAGATGGGTTAAATTGAGGTACTAAAGTTGTTGAATCATAATACCAAAATAAAGACCATACTGTGTTGTTAGTGCCATCAGGAGTTTGAAAATTTTTACTTACATTAAATTCCCCAAAAGTACCACTTACACCTTCCATTGCTAAGTTAGAAATAGATGGTCCTGTTAATACAGGGCATATAGCACATCCTTCATTATATTCTACTCCTTGAACAATAATCTTTTTTCCTGTTGGTGTTGCTCCAGAGGCACCACAAAAAGCAAAAGATCCTTCATGAATCTTTACTGCTTTACTAATGTCTTCTGTTTTTGGTTTACAACTAAATAATGTAACAGCTGCAACAATAGCTAAAACAAATTTTTTCATATTTTATTTTTTAATACCAGCGTAATACTGCATTCTACCTTTAGTCCATTCGTCTAATGGTTCTTCTTCAGTTTCCTCTGGTTCTGGTTTACTAATTGGTTTGCCTGTAATTTTTGATTGGCGTTTTTGTAAATATTCAGATCCAGCTAATAAATCATCCATTTTAGCTTGTATTCTAGCTTTCAATCCACGTAAATTTTCTAAATCACTTGATGGTTGATCAGCAATATCACCAGCAACACCTCTTGTACGTTTAGTTTTTAAAATATCACTTTTAACTTTAGCTAAACGACCTTCTAAATCAGTATATTTCATAAAAGCATCGTAATCTGCATCTGACATTGATGCAGCACTTACATCTGCTTTTTCAATTTCACCTGCTTCAGGCTCTTCCTCACCTGCTCTTTTTGCTTTAGCAAATGATGCTTCAATTTCTTCATCACTTAAATCTCTAGCAACAATATCTTCATCGCCTGTTTCTTCTTCACCAGCTTCTGGTTCAGTAGCTGCAGGACGATTTAAACGAGGGGCTGCTTGAGTACCTGAAGGTACAATTGTACCATCAGCTACTAATGCCATAAAATCAGCATTAATTGGATTTTGTTTATCATATCCTAAAGCACCAGCTACATCCATTTTTGACATTGGTTCTTCTGTAGCTTGCATAGCGGCAACAATTCTAGCTTTTTTACCTGTAAAATCAGCGGCAGCTGCATCAGGTGCTAGCTCGTAGCGTACAGCTACGTTAGCTAATTCATCAATATTTTCTTCAGCTAATGGAGAAGTTTCTTTATCTAATTCAGCTTTAGTTTTTTGTAATGCTACAATTTCTTTATCAATTGCTGCTTTTTTAGCTTGTTGAGCTGCTTTGTCAGCGGCTGCATCTTCATTTATAGCTTCCGCAATAGCGGTACGGATCATTTCTTTTAATTCGGATCTTTTCATTTCGTTGGTGTTGTGCATATAAATATTAAATATTTTGTAAAATTGTAGCAATACGTTGCTCAGTAGTACCACTAACAGTAATTAATTTAGTAGGTTTGTATTCCTCTAGCAACATTTTAATAACAATATCAATTTTTTTACGATATTCTACATCAGTTTCACGAATCCCATTATCTTCTACATTAACTCCATCAGGAGATACATAAATAACCACATCATATTGTTCACGAAGATGCATAGCTGCTGATACAAAATCGCGCTTTTCCCAATCTTTTATTGATTTTGCTGATAAAGTAAATGCAGCTACGTCCCAAATTGTACGATCTGTAATAATATTATCATGAAATAATTCACTAGCACGCTCAGCTAAAAATACAAATTGACCTTTTAATGTTGAATCAGTATTAAGTGGAATACCTAAATCGCGCAAGTATTTACTGCGTTCTGTTTGCACACTATGATCTTTAAAACGATCAGTTTCACCTAATGCTTTAGCTAATGTAGTTTTACCTACACTCATTGTACCAACTAATCCTATTTTCATTTATTTTTATTATTTATTTTATTCATTTGACGTGCTATTTTCTTTTCTTGCTTAGCCTCTTTAGCACGTTGCTTAATACGTTTTTCAGCACCAGCCTTATACTTAATATCTACCTCAATTGGACCTTGTTTAAATTTACTTAAATCAAACGTCCACGTTTCAATAGTATCATCATCTTCATATTTGCGCTCAAACTTCATAACACAAATATATAACCTTTATTCTGCTTAAACTCTAGCACCTGATGCTTTACCAACAGCTGTTTTGTAAAATGGAAGTCCATTAGCATCTTTCTTAAATTCTTCCCATTGTACTTTAGTGTATTTAATTCCAAATAAATAATATTCAGCAGCACGTTTATTGCCTTGTGGGATATAGGCAGGGCCATCAAAATTGTGCATTTTACCTTCTGAATAGTATACTATGCTTCCGTCTTCTGTTTTAAGTCGTTTTGTCATGTTTTTTATTTTAATATTGTTCTGATTGTGTTAGTTCTACAAGATGTTTATGTTGAATTAGTTTTTCAGCAACATAAATGCCATGTGCACCTGATACTGTAATACCACGAGCTGATAAAGCATCACCTACAAAGTGTACATTTGGAAACTGATTTAATGATAAGTTATGGTAGTTAACTAGTGGTTCAGGTGATAGATACTTTACCTCAGGAATATACATACCCCAATCATCACCAAATTTAAATACTTTATTCATTTGATCAATAAAATCTAAAATATATTGATCATATCCATCCATCACCTTATTAAATAATCCTAAATCATCAATTTGTGTAGCTGATACTGTTGTACTTTCAGATGTTAATCCTGGTTTGCGAGTTCTATTAGGTGAGTAGTATAATCCTGTGCCATTAATTTGGAGTTTTTGTACTACATCACGTGACCATTTAAATGGATCTTCAATACCCTTAATTTCCATTAGGATACCAAAATTAGTCATTTGATTTTCAAATTCCTTTCCTTTTTTAGCATGCCCATTGTAACTAACATCGCCATAGGTTTCCTCAACAGCCACATAAGCCGCATTGTTGTTAGTACAAAAGCTACGGAGAGATACATTATCGAATTTTTGATATAATTTGAAATCATAAGATACATCAATTAATTTTTGGAAATATTTTTGTGGTGCTTCAAATCGAACACCAATTTGTACTGATTTAGGTTCAGTTGGAAATGAATATTCATCAGATAATTTTTGAGCAAAATCAATACCTGATTTCCCTACTGCAAATATTAAAGTATCATATTTTAATTCAGCATTGTGTGTATAAATTCTATTATCATTAAAATCAATATCTTCAACCTCAGTTTTCCACTCAAATTTAACACCTCTATTAATTAAATATTGATACCATGTTTTAGCAATCTCGTGTAAGAAATTAGATCCAATATGCCATACAGGAAACATTCTTAAACCAAAGTATGGTTTAATCCATTTAGGCTCTTTTTGTGGATCAGACATGAATATTTCTTCTGGTTTTGGGTGGAAACGTCTAAAATTAGAGATTACTTGATCCATTAACTGCATTGCTTTTTCCTCACCACAATACTTAGCTAATTGACCACCAATTGCTGTGTGATAAGTTAATTTACCATCAGACCATCCACCAGCACCAAGCATTCCTGTCATTACCTCTTCAGGTAAGCGGTTATGTGGGTCATTACCTTTATCAATAACAGTAATATATTCACCAGGATAGCCATTATCAACTAATTTAGTAGCGGCATTAATACCTGCTACACCAGCTCCCACAATTACAATGTGTTTTGGTTTTTCCTCTACTACCTCTTCCATAATTACTTTAGGTGTTTTAATTTTACTTTCAGCAGGAACAGCATTATTAATCATACTATTCCAGTTTCTGATTGCTTTTTGATATTGATTTCTCATACTAATTAAATATACGATTTTATTTTTGACATTACAAATAAGGTGGCCCACCTTTTGGGTGGGCCACTACTCCAGTTTTATCTCTTTTGAGCGAACAGGCAATGAATCTGTTCTATATGTTTCCAATAAATATCCACTCAGGTGGATTTCCCATTTTCTTCCATCCTAATCCTTTTACTCCTATTTTAT